CTAAGGATAATCAGCTTACCCAGCTGACTAATCAGTTGAGTCAAGCTTATGCCATAAAAGAATCATTGGATTTAAGGCTTCAGACGGCAATAGATATGATGACTGAGTAATACATTGTATTATGAAAGATGATATTATTATATCTGGTTTGATGAGGAAAGCCCGCAGAGATAAAGCCAGAGATGATATAGAATACTTTGCTGATTATTATCTGCCTGATTTTTCCAAAGATAAAACGCCTCATTTTCATAAAGAAATCCGCCAATTATTAAAAAAAGAAACCCGATTGGCTATAGCTGCTCCAAGAGGATTCGCCAAATCAACCATAGTTCAGATTATATACGCTTTACATTGCTTGCTCTTTAATGAAGACGAAGATATATTAAGCATTTCCCAGTCCCAGACAATGGCTGAAGAATGGATACGCAAGATTAAGTTTGAATTAGAAGGAAACACCAGAATTAAAGAGGATTTCGGAAATTTGCTTCAATGGGGGGAAACTGAAAGCAAGAGATGGACTTCAGACCATATCCTTATCCAGAAAGATGGACGAGTTCATTCCCAAGTAAGAGCCAGAGGTCGGGGCTGTCAGGTAAGAGGCTTGAGACCGACCAAGGTATTCTGCGATGATTTGGAAGACGATGAGCAGGTTAGAAGCGATGAACAGCGTAAAATACTTAAAGAATGGTTCTTGTCAGCTCTTATCAATACTTTGAAATATGACCAGCAATTGGTTGTGATAGGAACAATTCTTCATCCTTTATCCCTGCTGTCGGAGATTATAAATAAAAAAACAAAAGAATTTGAGAATTGGTCAATTAAGAAATATACTGCTATCCAGCCCGATGGAAGTTCATTATGGGAATCCAGATTTCCGATAGAAACCCTTAAAAGCAAGAAATTGGAAATTGGAACTCGTATGTTTGAACAGGAGTTCCAGAACAACCCGATTGCTTCAGACAGGTGTTTGTGGGACCCGAAATGGATTAAAACTTATGACAAACTGCCTGAAATAAAGGTGAAGTTTGTAGCTTTAGACCCAGCCGCCTCGGAAAAAGAATCAGCCGATTATTCCGCTTTATGCTGTATGGGGGTAGGATATGACAATAATATTTATGAGATAGAGACCAGCAGAGGTCATTGGGGCACATGGGAGCTCATAGACAGATGTATTAACTTTTATCTGAAGCATAAACCAATCAGGTTCGGGATAGAAGAAGTTGCTTTCCAGTCGTTTATAAGACCAGTTTTGCTTAAAAAGGCGGAAACAAAAGGAATAAGATTACCCATAGAACGGCTTACTTTAGGAAGATATACTGGAAAGGAAAAAGAAAAAAAAGACCCCAAAGACAAATATACCCGTGCTTTATCAGTAGTTCATTATTGGGAACAAGGATTAGTATTTTTAAAAACTCAAGATTTAATAGATGAAATATCAGTATTTCCCACTGGTTCAAACGATGATATGGTTGATGCTTGTGTCTGGGCGATAAAGATGATTATGAAACATTCGCCTGTTTCTATAAAAGTGAGTGAACCAGTCAAAAAGGAAATAAAGGGATTTACGATTAAAGATAATACTATGCCTTGTTTCGCTTCAATTAACGACATATTTAAAAATTATGGCAAAGATTGGAGGATAGGAGCATAGGAGTATGAAAAAAACAAAAATACAATGTGAAAATTGCGGAGAACCGATAGAAGTTATTTATTATAAAAATAGATGGGTGGAATGGTTTAAGGGATATTGCGAGATATGCGGATACAGATTTCAATTAAAGGATGCTGAATTTGATTACATCCAGCCCGATAACCCTCTTTTTGACCTTATTTATAAATACCACCCTGAATGGGAAGTAGAAAAGAATAAAAAGGTTCAAGCTTGGGAAGAAGAGCAGCGTAAAGAAGAATTGGAGGAAAAATATTATAATATGTATAAATCATCCAAGATTAAACCTTGGGAGAAAAAAAGTTTAGATAAAATAGTATTAAAGGAGAAATAAAATGGCAAAATATATACACGATGAAATAATGCCAAAAGCATACGAAACACCGACAATAAGGACTTCTGATGAAGAGTTGTTGGGAATTGCCGTTGCTTGGCACGAAGAAAGCAAGAAATACCACGATGAATTGGAAAAAATCTGGAAACAAAATGAGAATTATTATAAAGGAAATCAGACCTTTATGGAAAAAGTGCCTTCTGATATGTCCAATGCCGTCCAGAACCAGATTTTTATGGGCGTAGAAACTGTTATTCCTATAATTACGGCTAATTCACCTCAATTTATATCTGAACCGCCTGAAGAATCCGATGTTTCTATAAGATATGCCACTGCCCTTCAAAAAGTGCTGGGAATCCAATATGAAACCCAAGATGTCCGAACCTCTGGGGAAATGATAATGAGGCATATGATAATTTACCGCTTGGGTTGTTGGAAAGTATTTTGGGATGATAAAATAGATGACTGGAATCATAAATATGTCAGACCGCAGAGGCTTTATTTTCCTAAAGTTGCCATTGAATTGCCCTATATAATGGAGCAGGTTGATATTACGGCTGAAGAATTCAGGGAAACTTGGGGAGATGAAAAGTTTAAAAAGTTTCTTGAACACGGGGGACAAGAATTTGACCCCAATTTATTGGATAAGGTTCAGGGAATATGGACAATTTGGGAGATATGGACAAAAGATATGGTTTTCTGGAAACACGGAGGTCTTATTATAGATAAAAAAGAAAATCCATATTATGATTTTAATAATAAGAAAAATAATCATTTTAATGAACCGAAGATACCATATATTTTGGCTTCGGCTTTTCGTTTAGGAAGTTCTCCAGTTGGGGATACTGACCTTATCCAGCAGACAATTCCAATTCAGGATACTATCAATGTTACTAACAGGTTGATTATAAATAACGCCAGTAAGACAGGAAATGCTCAGTGGTATATTGATTCTGAAGTAATGTCGGAAGAAGAAGCCAATACCAAGATTACCAATTCGTGTGGATTGATTATCTATGGAGCTAATGTGGCTAATCCTAATATGCTTAGAAGAGACCCGCCCCCAGCTTTGCCTAATTATATCCCAGAGTTGAAAATAATGGCGGAAAGGGCTTTTGACAACATCTTCGGCACTCACTCTACCACCAGAGGAGAAAGAGGACAGGAAGAGACATTGGGAGGCAGGATATTGCTTAAACAGGCTGATTTGGGAAGAATAGACCTTTTAGTGCGGGAATTTGAGAGAGTGGTAGCCGTATTGGGCAATTGGGGCACTCAACTGATGAAATTGAATTATCGCAAAAAGAGAACATTCAGAAGTTATGGAGAAACAGGAATAACTTTTGTGGAGTTAATGTCGGATATGATAGAAAAAGGAGTTAAAGTAGTTATAAAATCAGGAACTACATTGCCGACTGACGAGTTATCCAAGAGAAGAGAAGCAATGGAATTGTGGGGTATGGGAGCATTAGACCCAGTTACTTTATTTGAAAGATTAAAGTTTCCTAATCCAGAAGAAGCGGCTAAAAGGCTTCAATTATGGAAAATGAACCAATTACAAATGGATATGCAGGCTAGAGGAGCTGGAACAGGAGGAATGCAGCAGGGTTCTCCGACAGGTCGAACGGTTAAGCCTATAATAAATCCAAGAGGAGAAATAGGCAGAGCCCAACAAAATGTAACAGGAGGAGCATAAAATGCCAGAAGCATTAGAAAGAAAATTAAGAACTCAAGCTCGCAAAAAAGGTTTTACTGGTAAAAGAGCAGCCAGATATATTTATGGCACAATGCGGAAAACAGGATGGAAACCAAGTACTCAAAAATAAGCAACACCCGTTATCAATTGGAAAAATGGCTTCAAACTGCTGAAATTAAAGGCAATGTATTGGATATAGGCGGATATTCCAAGCCAAGAGGATATAAGATACTGGATTATAAAGGCGGGGACTATGTATATGATTTGAATAAAGAAATTCCTTATTTGAAAGATGAATTGCCAAAGTTTGATACAATACTCTGTTTAGAGGTAATGGAATATATATTTAATCCGATTCAAGCATTAACCAATATTAATCATTTATTAAATAAAGACGGGATATTATATATATCATTTCATTCGTTATTTCCCCATCACGACCCAGAAAATATAGATTATTTGCGATATACAAAAAGAGGTGTGGAAAAACTGTTAATAGAAACTGGATTTGAAATATTAGAAATAATACCCAGAATAACAATAGTCCCAGAAATATTAGAAGCTTTCTGCAACGCGGAAAGTAAAGTATATAATAATAAGAACGAAATAGGTTATTTAATTAAGTGTAAAAAGGTCGTATTATAAACCCAAACTTCCAGAAATGGAAACGGTAAATATGGACGAAAAACAAGACCAAACCTCTGAGGAAACGGCACAACAAGACCAAACTTCCGAAGAGACGGCAATGGAGAAGGAAACTCCTGAGATAAAACCTGAGCCCATCAATTACGAAGAAAAGTTTAAGCAATCTCAATCGGAGACCATTAGACTTAGAAAAGAACTTGATGAGTTTAAAACAGCTCCTAAACAAGAACTTCCCGAAGAGGAAAAAAAGATAAGGGAAATCTTAGACAGGGCTAAAAGGGATGAGCAGAAACAACTTCTGCAAGCAGAGAGGGAAGAAGAAAGAAGACTTGATGAATTACAGGAAATCTATGGAACTTTTGACAGAGAAAAATTCAAAAGTTTCTTAGATGATTATCCTGCTTATGATGTCGATGAAAACATTGATTATCATAAATCATTTAAGTTTTTTGAAAGATACCAATCTGCCCCAGAAGCTCCGAAAAAGAAAATACCTTCATCTCAAAGAACCAGCGAAACTCCCCAAAAAGAACCTTATGATATACATAAGAAATCTATGCGGGAAATCGTTGAGGACGCCAAACGGGAAATTCAATAAAGAGTTGAAAGGTCGGATAGAAAAAAATGGAGGCAAATAAATGGCATTTAGTACGTTTGTAACTTCGGTGACCTCAGACAGAATGGCACCAAAGGTAATTGATAATATTCTTGCTGGCAATGTGCTTTGTATGAGGCTTCTCGCAAATGGGAAACCTTGGCAGGGCGGAGCCGTGTATAGAATACCTATCAAATACCAAAGTTCTACATCAGGCGGTTCTTACTCAGGATTTGATGTTTTCTCTACCACTCAAGTAAATACCAGAGTTCTGACATCATTTGACCCAACCCAAAACTATTTCTCAGTTGTCATATCAGGAATTCAGCAAGCCGTTAATAGCGGTGATGCGAAAGTTCTTGACTTATTAGAAACTGAAATGAGTTCTGTGGCTGACGATATGGCAGATAGCATTGGAACTCAGTTATACTCTGATGGTTCAGGAAATGTGAATAAAGACATTATAGGATTAGACGCTGCGATTGATGATGGTAACACTACAGCCAGTTGGGCTGGATTGAACGGAAGCACAACTTATACGACTTGGGTTAGCACATTGACTTCCAATGCGGGAGCAATAACATTGGCTAACTTAAGAAGTGCGTATGATTCCGCTAAGATAGGAAATGATGCTCCGACGCTTATTGTTACTACTCCAGCAATCTGGACTACCTATGAAGGTCTTTTACAGGCTACAATAAACTATCACACCCAAGTTCAGGGGTATCCGAGAATGACGAGATTCGGCATTAACAGGACTCCTGGAAATGGACAAGTTGGAGATGTGGGTTTTGACACCTTATTCTTCAGAGGGATACCAGTTGTGGCTGATGAGAAGTGTACCGCAGGCAGAGTGTATTTGATTAACGAAAAGCATTTATGGTGGGCTTATTTGAATCATCCTAAATATCCTTCTAAGGGAAACCAATATGGTTTTGCTTTTACGGGATTAAAGGAACCCACGAATCAAGATGCTTCGGTCGGTTTAAAAAAAGAATTGGCTGACCTTAAATCCTCTTTAATTAATTTGGGAACATCTGTCTATACCAAAATACTTGTATCTTTAAAAAGAGTATTGTATAATGGTATATATGACAACCCACAACAAGCGAAAAACAAAATATCTTGGAAAAAAGTATTATGTTACGCAGTTGCAGAGACTGAACAAGAGGAACGCATTACTTTTAGTTTTGCGTAAGCGACAGTCCGAGCTCTATGGAAACATAGAGAATTGGGCAGAAATGACCCAATTACAAAAAGTAGAGTTCATTAAAAAACTACATTGGGAAGAAAATTTTACTTTAAGGGATATAGCTACTTTGTTAGATAGATGTTATAGTTGGTTGATAGAATTCAAAAAGAAAAATCCTTTTGAGGTAAAAAAACCGTATCAGAGTTTAATGGATAAAACAGGAAATCGTTCTATAAATTGGAAAGGTGGAAAATATCTTTATAGAGAAAGTGAAAAACCACATAGAGAGCAATGGATGATTTTTAAACCAGAACATCCTAATTCTAACAAAAAAGGATATATTCCAGAACATAGATTAGTAATGTCTGACAAATTAGGAAGACCATTAAAAAAAGATGAGGTTGTTCATCATCTTGACGGAAATTCATTAAATAATAATTCTGATAATCTTCAACTTATGACAAGAGGTGGTAGAAATAAATTTCACGGAATTCCACTTATTTGTCCCCAATGCGGTTATGAATTAAAACAAAACTTTTTGGAATAACAAATTGCAATTTCTCCTCTACGGACAACTAGTTGGTGACGCTCGAAGAACACACGCCTATATGACTGGTAAATCATAAAGATATGGCACATAATCCAATGGCAGTCAAACAAATTTGGTCAACAGAATTGACAGCTAATGACTCAACTGCTCAGGAAGAACTCGGAATTCTCAGATGGGAATATAATTCCACTTATGGTTTACGGGCATTTAGGTACATGCAGGCAGCATCTGATACGACAGTAGCTAATGGAACGGCTCTAGCATACACAGGAGACTACAAATTCGTTTGTAGTTCAGACCGCACAGACACTTTACAGAGTCATTGTGCGGGTGTAGGCATCGGAGCTATCACAGCATCATACTATGGATGGGTTCAATGTTTTGGATACCATGCAGCAGTATTGACTGATGCTGGTAACGATATTGTTGATGGTGAAGAAGTTATACTTCACACCACGACAGATGGAGTTATTGATAGAGTGACAGCAGCTACAGCTGCTACATACAGAAGGCTTGGTATAGCGGTAGAAAATGATGATGCTACCGATGTTGCGGTTCAATTAGATTGTTTATAGGTTGATTCCAAATCTACTCTTCCTCTCCGTTGAAGCTACCTTGTGAGGCTGAGGGGGGGAGAGATTTGGAATTAAAGGTCGGGGGCAAGATTAAATAAATAAATTTATGTTCTATAAGTTAAAAGCAGTTTATAATCCATTGGAGGAGGATATTACAATACTTTGCCCTTCTCCTATTACAAATAAAGGGGAGGAATATGTAATAAAATCAAAAAGTATTTCTTTATTTCCTGAATCTATTTGTGAAAAAGCGGCTAATCAAATTTCCAGAGAAGTGTTAAGGAGGGGAGGAAAAGAATTTGATGACCCAGACAGAGAAACTATAGAAACGGAAATCTTATCTCATAATTTTGAGATAAAAGATATTTCAGTTAAGGCTGTTAAAAAAGAGGAAAAGGAGGCTAAATAAAGGTCGAATCTTGCTCAGGCTTTCAATCGAAGCCTGTGCAGGGGATTGTAATAAGGTCAATTCCTCCTAGACTGAGTTACAATCCCACGTTCAAGTTTTGATTGGAGGACAGAAAATCATGGATTTTTTACCGACAGCTTATGTCGCAATGATTAACGGGACAGTTGCTATAAATTCAACAACAGTAACTGCTGTCCGTGTCGGTTCCTCAAATCTTAGAGACAGAAAATGGCTCTTTATTCAATGTGCCGTTGCTGGAACTACTAAGGTTTTCGTAGGTTCCGAATCTACAGAGGGAACAACAATTACTAAAGCTATACTTGCCAAGTCGGGAATTAAATTAGCAGATGGTGATACAATATGGTTGCCAGTGTCAGACAGAATAACGGTTTACGCTATAAGTAGTACTGGAGCAGGAAAAAGACTACGAGTAGCAGAACTATCTTAATATGCCAAATTTAGGAATAACGGATTTATCCATAACATTTTCAACAACAAGCAGTACGTCTACTTCAACAAGTACTTCATCGAGCACGAGTAGTTCTACATCTACTACAAGCAGTTCAACCAGCACCAGCAGTTCAACCAGCACCAGCAGTTCAACCAGTTCTAGCACTAGCACAAGCACATCTTCTACTTCTACGTCAACCAGCACAACTACATCTACCACGACTTCCACTTCCACCAGCACATCTAGTAGCACATCTACAAGTAGCACCAGTACTTCTACAAGTTCTAGCACTTCCACTACGACTTCGGCTACATCGAGCAGTAGTACGACCACTTCGGCTACTTCATCAAGCACCAGTACTTCTACTACAACTTCAGCTACTTCAACCAGCACATCTACTTCTACTACGACTTCCGCCACAACTAGCAGTAGTACGACTACATCTACTAGCAGTTCTACATCTACTAGCACATCGTCTAGTACGACTTCTACTTCTACTTCGACTAGTTCAAGTTCAAGCACTTCATCATCAACATCTTCTACTACAACCACTGAGGCAAGATACTAAACTTTTATGGAGGTAACAAAGAAAAAAACAATTGGTGTCTTAACTACGTTCTATAATTTTGATAGGGCGTATAGTTTAACTTCTGTCGTAGAGAACCAACTTATAACTTTGGTAAAACACGGTTATAAAACAGTTCTCTTTGTCCACGATAATTTCACGGATGACGACAAAGTGCCGAAAGAAGTTGAGATAAGAAAAGTAATCCCTAGATTTCATTTGGTTGATTATGGAGGTAATCAGCCAGTTGGAAAAGATTTT